TTTCATATTTAGATGCTTTAACCTTCGGTAAGTGATTATGTTTTGTTTGATTAATACCAGTGCCGAATGCTTCTTTGCCATCGACCATTCTCCATGGTGATAAGAATTTCTCTCTGCCATTATTATTAAAAACTTTTCTTATACGGTTAATGAGATATGGTATATCAAAGAACTCTACGTTCCAACCAGTTACAACATCGGGGCATTCTCTCGCCCAATGATATACAAACTTGTGTAAGAGTTCACGCTCATCTGCACATTTCTGATAGCGAACCTCATGGGTTTGCATAAGAGCTTTAGATGTATCGTACTCGCCACAACCAAATGTGTAATAGACATCATCTATATTGTTCTTCATTGTGATTGCTGTAATCTCTTGGTCAGCATCTTTGGGGTCAGGAAACCCTTGGCCGAATCTACATTCGATATCAAGTGAGGTCACATTAATCATATTACGATCCCATTTGATCTCACCAGGGAATTGCTCATTAAGATATTGTACAACATAATTGGTATTGCCATATACTTTAAAGTTAGGTACATCGCTGTACGACTTAATAAAGTCAGTGGCTTCACCCATTGAACCGAATACAATAGGTTCTACTGGATTACCATCAAGGGCATTCCAATCGTGGGCATTATTACCTTTATTAGTTACAAATAGGGTGGGGTGATACGGGACAGAGAATGAAACCTTCTTCCCATCTTCGTACCCCATATATTTAATCACCTTGCCATGGCGGAAGGCGCTTGTATAGAAAGTTTGATTCATGCTACCATTATATCATGATAACATATAAAGTACATACCTCTATGTAAATATTTCTTGTTGAGGGGGTTTGACCAGTTTGATTTTACCATCTACCATATCTTCATATTTTATTTTTAAACCTTCTTCAGGTTCAACAATAAACATTATATGTTCTTCCTTAATAGTTAATTCATCCATTTCACAGTAAGACAAATATGGTACAAAGGTTATTCTACCTGCTGCACCTGGATCTGGAATTAAAAGTACTGGGTCTTTTACTACTGTTAATGTTTCATTTCTTGATTTTATTTCTACTAATATCTCTTCGCCCGAAGTTAATCGGATTAATTTATAATCATTCATAATTTACCTATGTGGTTTTGGTTGTTTGCCTTGATAATCTTTGACTGCTGCTTTAATTGAATCTTCAGCTAAGACTGAGCAGTGTATCTTAACTGGAGGCAAACTAAGAGCTTCTACGATAGAAGTATTTTTAATATCTTTTGCCTCATCTAACGACATACCTTTGAGCAACTCTGTAACCATGCTAGAACTAGCAATTGCAGAACCACATCCATATGCCTTGAATTTTGCATCTTCAATAATGCCTTCTTCTACTCTAATTTGTAGCTTCATAACGTCGCCACAAGAAGGAGCACCTACCATACCAGTCCCGACATTCGGGTCATTTATATCCATCTTACCCACATTGCGTGGATTATTATAGTGGTCTAAAACTTGATCTGAATATGCCATAGTGCTCCTTAGTATTTATTAGCCTAGCAACAGCTTTTTAGCGTGCTTAGGCAGGTCACCTAAATTAATAGTTTGAGGCTTGTCCTCTTCTGGAATATCGTTCTCCAGAATTACAACAAGCATTCCATCTACAATATCAGCTCCGACAACCTTAATTGTCTCGGCTATTGTGAATGAACGCTCAAACGCCCTTTGAGAAATGCCACGATGTGCATAGTCTCTTGTATCTGCACCAGTAACTTTCTTACCAGTGATTGTCAGAACACCTTTTTCAAGGGTCAGATTAATGTCTTTCTTATTAAATCCTGCGACAGCGATTTCAATTAAAAAGTGACCATCATCTCTTTTGATTACATTATACGGGGGATATCCGGCGCCTCTCGCGTCATGGATTTGTGTATTTTGTAATGTGTTAAAGAGTGAATCAAATCCCAGGAATGTATCCCTCGGGAAGTTTGTAAATGCTAAGTTTGTCATATTGACCTCCTATATATAGCAAGGTTAAAAAATGAATACCCTTTCGGCATACTCAATTCTATTTATACACGAAAACCTTTAGGTCTTCGACTATTGGTTTAAATTTATTAAACCTTTGGGCTAATGCTTCACTCTTTTTTACAGAGTGTTTATGAGCCCATTGGCGAATAGCTTTGTTCTGATAGTATATTTCATGTTTCATTTTGATATCATCTCTATACCATTCATAACTAGGATAGGTTATATCCCATCCACCAGCTTTCTTCCACCATTCCATACAGTCATCACAATCACGTACACACGCAATGATCTGACTCTCTGGAAATTCTTCCATTATCTCTTCTAGATAATATGCAAAGTGATGAGACATAATTACTTTGACCTGATCTACAGGGCCCTTGTAACTATTATTTATCTCATCAATCCATTGCTCTTTTGTACCTAATTCTTTATCTAGCCATGTTCCATTAAGCATTCCAGGGCCATAATAGTTTCCTTTATGACCACTGAATTGCCCATGTTTGTATTCTTTATCTGGTGTACAATCAGTAATATCAGCGTGGTTAGTCCATCTTATTTCTTGACCGACACCACTCCAACGTGATCCTGGAGCACCAGTGACAAAGATCCAATTCTTCACTTCACTAAGTCTTCCTTATATACACTTGCTAAACCTAAAGCTTCTGTATTAAACCATACAAGATTTTGTAAAGCTTCAGCAGTAATAAATGTCATAAGCGTATCACGATGGTTATTGCCAGCTTCTCCGATAAGCCAGTCATATTGACCAACCTTCTTTTGAATAGCTGCAACAGCATCAGGATCTTGACTCATTTTAGTTAATGCATTTTGTAATTCAAATGCGTTTGGATTACCTTTGTTTACCCATAATGCTTTTTGCATACCATCACGAAATGACTTCACAAGTTTATAAGCATCATAAAATTTTCCAGAAGGTGCTACACCATATTTCTCTTCAAATAATATTTCGAATTGAAATCCTGGGTGGTTAGGATCATCGGCATGACTTCCGTCTGCTTGAAGTATACCATGATGAAACCACATTTCAGCGTTGTCATCTCCAGCCACGTGTTTCTTATATGCCGCTGGATTCTCTCTTGTACCAGTTAACTCTCCACGTTTAAATGCAAGTCTACGTTCTCCACCAGACATACCGCTTACCCAAGTTACATGCTCTTTAAAGCAGGCAGCATAGAATGCCATAGTCTTGTCTGGACCACATATTAACATGGTCATTGCCCAAGCTTCTGGTGTTTGACCAGATCCCGCAGCAAATTTAGGGAATTCCATATCAGCACCAATACGTTTACCAGCAATAATATTTAAATTCATAAGGCCAATTGATTCATAGTCACCATAGTTATAGTCTACATTCTCTTGTAGGAATGCAACACCATTACCACCATGAGATACCATAATGATTTTGTCATTATCTCTCAGATCGTTATGCCAAGTGTTAAAGCCAGGAATGTCTCTTGCTCCAGGCTGATGTAATATAACTATGTTCTCTCCTAAGAAAGGTACAAGTTGTTCAGCAATAATTTGTGCCCATACACTTGTTCCACCGCCAGGTTTCTGTGGCACAACAAATGTGTAGTCAGCGATTGCTGATGTTGTGAATGCCATAAGGCAAAGTGTTAGTAATTTTTTCATGCATACTCCAGTTTATTTTTCTTTAATGATAATACAAATAATAATACAATACATATTATTAATCCTAAAAATATTGGCCTAGTCATTAGAGTATCCCACGTGTATAGGGCATTCATTTGAATAGTCAACGTTTCAACCTTATAACTTAATATAAACGCCATTAACATGGCTGGTCTACTATATTTATATGCCTTACCAACAACGCCCAGAACAGAGCATATTGCAAGGATCATATAATCTTCCCATCCGCCTGTGTATTGAGCACATGCCCAAACAACAAATCCTACAAGCAATGGAAAATAATATTTATACGGTACGTAAGATATCCTACAGATATATTTATTTAAGGCAATACATATTGCAGCAACTAATACCGTACCCCACATAAATCCATATGTAAGGCTACTAAAAAATTTTGTGTCATACGCCAGATCAGGTGTACCTAATTCAAATCCTAAGTACATAAATAATGCCATGAGTACTGCAGCAAAGGAAGCACCAGGAATACCAAACAATACAGTAGGGATCATACTCGTTGCCTTCTGAGCATTATTAGATCCTTCTGGTCCAATCACTCCTCTTATATTACCGTTACCAAATTCCTCATTCGGATGTGTGGCTAATGTCGAACCGTATGCCATCCAATCAGCAACACCACCACCAATGCCAGGCAAGAATCCTATAAATGCACCTATTGCTCCACCTCTTAATGCATCCCATTTATATTTCCATGTTGCTTTAATTCCATCCCATGTTTGACCTGATGTATCATGAGGCTGTGTTGTTGCACTGCCTTGTTTTAATCCATCTAATATTTCGGGTATGGCAAATAGACCAGCAACCATTGGCATAATTTGAATACCATCGGCTAAGTAATCCCAACCAAATGTCCAACGATCAGCATTTGTAATAGGATCTACTCCTATCATTCCAAGTAATGTTCCAATAATAATAGCAATAATACTTCTTATCCAAAATCTATTACTAACAAATCCTACACAAGCAAGTGCTAACATAGTAAATGCCCATAGTTCAGGTACTCCAAAGATCATCATAAGATTCATATACCAAGGGAGTAAAGCAAACGTAAGTGTTCCCCAAAAGAGACCATTGACTGTACTTGTTGTGATCGCTGCAGTTAAAGCATATGTTGCTTTACCCTGTTTAGCTAATGGATGTCCGTCTATCATTGTAGCAGCGGATGAGTTTGCACCAGGAATTCCTAATAAAACACCTGAGTATGTGTCTCCCGTAGTGGATGCTGCGACTACTGCCATACAAAAGACAACGCCAAGATAAGGATCTGAGAAGAGATGCATGAAGCCAAATAGAATGACAAGACCTGTCGTGGCCCCAGCAGCGGGTAATAATCCAATGACGAGACCAAACATGGTCCCTAATAATAAATGTGTAATCATAATATAACTTTATTTACCAGTTTTTCATTTAATACCTATATTGTATTTGGGACATAATTCCCAATCGCCTTTTTCTTTATGCGATATAATTTTAATTTGGTTTAATGGAGCAGTTTCTCCAATAGGTTTAACAGTCTCTAATAATCCCCAATCAGACATGAGTGTAACAATTGTATTACGTCTGTGAATATCATTCTCTGTTAGGTTTGATGGCTTACCATCTAATAAGAATAACTCTTTAAAATGAGTTATAAAATATCTACCTTGCTTGTGCAAGATATGACATGATTGAAATAATTGAGAGTCTCGTTTGGATGCTACACCCATACGAGTTAATGTTTCCCTGATTTTTAAGAAGTCATCAGGTTCAGCTAGAGTAACTTCTAACATCATATCTGGTGTCCAATTGACTAAACTATCTTTGTGTTCCGCCATGAAATATTCTTCCCTTTATAGTATTCAAATTTGCCTTACTTAAAAGCGGAAGAACATCGTGAGCCTTTTCATTACTGTATCCATAATATATTTTGATAGCATTAATGTCCTCAGATTCATTAGACTTATTCCACTTGGAAAAACGATTACGTTTTCTAATAGTATTTATAAGAAAGTCGAACTGCAGGCGGCCATCCAGATGATGAAATTTGTTCATTTCATTAGCGTATATGACAGTGTCAGGGAAGTAAGATAGACCACGGTTTACCATAAAAGCATTATAGTCTTTCTCATTTTCTAGTATATCAATCTTTGAATTTGATATTGATGTGATTAATGCAAATGGATTCAATTACGCGTTGCTCCTACGTGTTGTTTTTTCTTCCAGATCCATACTGCTAATTTTGAATAAGGGGGTGTGTTCATTGTTTCAATATGCATTTCAACAACATCAAAATAATTCTTAAACCATTTGTGTGCACATTGATCTGCCATGTCTAATGTCCATGGCACATAAGTTATGTCATTGTGGTGTGCTTCTGGTTTTCTGTCAATGTGAACTCTGACTGCACATAACCCGCCAGGTTTTAGCCATTGCATAAAGTAATCAAAGTAATATAGATTATCTTCTAGTGTACCGAAGTTACACGATCCTAATGCCATAACAACATCAGCAAATTCTCTATTGAATATGTGATGTGCTTGATGGAAGGTTGCTTGAAAATCTGCTTCAGGGTATGGCGCTGCATCAAATCCAATAATATTATCAAACATATCTTTGAATGGATTAATGCCACAACCAGCATCGATGACTAATGGATTGACATTAAGTTTAACAATCTCATCAATAATCCTTTGACCTAATACTACACCAGAGGTTGGATGTCTTTCGAATTTTTGTTTAGTATATGGTTGACCAGTGAAGAAGTCTATGACTTTCGTTTCATTAGTCATAGGTTAGTCTTTATGTATTTAACATTATCAAGAATAAATGATCTCCACCCTTGAGCTTCAACATCAAAGACATTCATATAGCTTTGGTTCTCTTCATCTGGTGGATTACCTATATTTTTCGGCGCGAACTCGACAGGGATCTGTTCAGCCATAAGTGTACATTTCATTATACGGTCATCGCCATTCTTTTTAGTAAAGTGTACTTCAATGATCTCATCACGTAAGAACTCTTTTATATTTTCGTATAAGTATTTAGGCATTTGGACCATCCGTTGAGTTGTCGTGTAAAAATCTATTCATACTAGAAATCATTTTACTTGCCTTGTCTAATTGCCATACAATATTAACTATAGCTAATGCCATAATAATTGATGCGTAGTCTGCTAATTGTGCTACCATAGCTATCTCCTATTTAAATTTAATTTGTGACATTATTTCTGTCATACATGCCACTACGTTTAATTCATGATCTGCAACAAAACTATCCTTATATGAATAGTCAGCAAGTATGAGAACCAATTGAGGAATACTCTGTGGTTGCACATAGCTTGACATATTGTCATAAACCATTCTAAACAACTTTGCAGATTCTACGTCAATGTTATCAGTAACCCATCTACGCATCTTCTTAAAGTTCTTTGCTTTGAGGTCTGTCATCAATGAGCTTATACTTGCCTCAGATAGAGTAACAAGAATGCCAGTATCGATATGACCACTCATACCATATCTTTGACACTCATTTAAGACACGTCGCCAGTCTGGTATGTATTTCATAATCAGTTCTGCAATAACCTGATTATCATATATAATACTCTCTGAGTCAAGAATGAATTGAAGCCTTTGCATAAATGCTCCGGCTAATGATTCTGATTCAGCAGAATAATTAAATTCATATATAGAACATCTCGAATGGAGAGGATCTATTATACGATTCTTAAAATTACAAGTTAATATAAATCTACAATTCGAAGAGAACTCTTCA